GTGGGATGAAAGATTTAATAAATGATATTATATAGAGAAAAAGATTTAGACGAAGCCTACAAAATAGATTGTAAAGCTCGTACTCGTCATAACATACCTTGGGTAAAGAGAGAAGAGTTTAGAAAGATATACGAAGATTTAATGGATTTATACATGATACAGTTAAATCCAAGTCAATTAAGTGAACTACATGATATTCCAGAGGTCTTATTAGATTCTCTTAATAAAATAATTGATAGAAGTTTACACTTTGAACCGGAGAATAATAAATGATGGGATTCCCTTTTGAAATAATAACAATGCTTGGCTCTACTCTTTTAAGTGGAGTAATGAGTCTTTGGGCAGAAAGTCGTAAAGCTAAAGCTGAAGAGCAAAGACTTCTTATTACTAGAGGTGAGTTTGAAATGAAAGCAGTAAGAGCTGCAAGAAATAATAAGAATGAAGGTTTTCAGTGGACTCGTAGAATTATCGCACTTACAGCAGTTTTTTCAATAATTGTTTTACCTAAACTTGTGGCTATCTTTGCACCAGACATTTCTGTTACAGTTGGCTACACACAATTTAGACCAGGATTTTTATTCTTTACGCAAGACGTAGAAATTTTCAAGTGGATAACATTTGAAGGTTTAGTCATAACCCAATTAGATACTAACTTAGTATCGGCTATCATTGGAATGTATTTCGGTGGTAGTTTAGTTAAAAAATAATATCAACCATACGGAGGTAAAACTTGGACAAAGAAGGCATTTGTGTCTTATGTCTGTTATTCTGGATTATAACTTCAGTAATGATAGCAAGTTTAAACATTTAATTATTTAGAGTTCATTACCCTAGCGTTTAAACAAGCTTCAATATGATTATGTATTTCATCCATTTTCTGACTAGCTTCTCTTATAATAACTCTTAGAGTTTCATGCTCTTCTAGGGTCATGTATTTCTTTAACTTTTCAATATCAACTTTACTTCTTTCAGTAATTAAGTTGCCAGACTTGTCATACAATAATCTATAAGCCAGTAATTGTGCTTCATTTCGTTTCGTCTTCATTGTTAAATCCTGTAAAGGTTAATTTTCCATAATCACCTCTAAGACCTGCTTTTTGATATGAAGTAGCTCTACCTTCAAAAAAGTTTTGATGTTCTACACCTAGCACATCATCCAACCAAGTTAGGGGATTATCTTTCTGTTTAAAGTTTGGTTTCAGCCCCAACTGCAATAGTCGTCTGTCTGCAATATATTTATTGTAGGCATACATCTCCTCTTTAGTTAAACCTTCTAAGTTCCCCATTTCAAACACTAAGTCTAAAAACTTCTCTTCAAGTTTAACCATTTCTCTACATATTTGATAGATTTCTTTTTTAAAGTCATCTGTCCAAATATCTAAATTCTCTTTTATAAATTCTCTAAATAACTTTGTCATTGCTTCGACATGTAAGCTTTCATCTTTAATAGAGTAAGCTACTATCTGGCACATGCCTTTCATCTTGCCAAACCTTTGAAAGTTCATCAAGATTGCAAAGCTACTAAATAATTGTAATCCTTCGGTAAATGCTGAATAGACTGCTAAAGTTTTAGCTATCGTTCTTTTATCAGATTTAAGAGGTTTAAAGTTTCCAACATAATCATGCTTATCTGCCATTTCTTCATACTCAGCAAAAGCTTTGTATTCTATTTCAGGCATACCTACAGTATCTAATAGTAAACTGTAAGCATGTTGGTGAATTGCTTCCATGTTTGCAAAAGAAGACATCATCATTCTTGCTTCTGGTTTTTTAAAGATAGGCATATACTTATCTATATAACCTCCGGCAACATCTACATCTGACTGAGTAAACAATCTAAAAATTTGTACCAGTAAATTCTTTTCGTTGTCTGTTAGTTTTTCATTCCAATCTTTAACGTCAGTATGTAAGGGTACAGACATTGGATGCCAATGCATTCTATTTTGTAAATCATAGTATTCAAACATCCATGCATAATCAAATGGTTTGTAGTGTTCTCTAGTAGTTAGTAGTGTCATTAAGTTTCCTCGTTTAGTTAAAAGTATTTATGTAAGCTTGTAAGTTTTCCATGTCTTCAGTAGATAAATTAGCAGCTTGACCCCACATTAAAACAGACTGCTCACCTCTAGTTTCTTTATTTTTGTATTGCGTTAACATTTCTACAATAGAAGTACTGCCGACAAGTTTTGGTCCAATGCCTCCCTCTCCTTTCATGCCATGACAAGTATTACAATTAACATACGTCTTAGCACCTTTATCAGCAGGTGTTTCTGTTTGCATTGCAACTCTTTTTGCTTCTAATTGTTCTGTTAGTGTGCCATATTTAATAACATATTTTTCATAACATTCGCCAAAACAAGTATGAACATCATCATAACCTTTATAATCCGTAGATTCATAAGCAAAAACAATTATAGATATTGTTCCGGCAATCATTAATAATATTGGAAATAATATATCTTTCATTTATCCCTCACAAGCAATACAGTCCACTTCATCTAATTTTATTCGTGGAACTTTAACATTAACATTCTCTGCAGCTTTAGCAGCATCAGACCTAAAATAGTAAAGCGATTTTAATTTATTTGCACCGTACCAATGTACATCACTGACATACTGTAAGTATTCATTATGCTGTTCTTGATTCTTACTTGAATCAGGTAGGATAAAAAATAAATTTACACTTTGACTTTGACATATAAATTCTTGTCGTTTATATGCATGTTCGACAACCCAGATTTGATTTATTTCATCTGCAGTTTTATATAATTCTTTTTCTTCTTTAGTAAATAATCTTATATTTTGAATTGAACCTCGGTTATCGCTAATCTGTTGCCAGAGTTTTTTTCGTTTAGCTGGTTCGTCTAATTTTTTATTTATAAGTTTTTCTAAATTTTTATTTTTTACTTTATAACTTCCAGATAAAGTTTTATGTGTAAAAACATTAGCTCTAATAGGTTCTATTGACGGACTCGTTCCACCACATATAATACTGCTACTAGCATTAGGAGCAACAGCGAGGAGATGAGCATTCCTAAGAGTAGAACCAGAGATATCAGGAGCTTCACCCCTATCTTTGGCAATCTCTTTAGATGCTTTAAGAGCTGAACTTTTAATATGTTTAAAAGCTTTATGATTGAATCCCGTTGCATAAATCCCTTCAAAGGGAATATTATGTGCTTGAAGATAGGAATGAAAACCCATTGCCCCAAGACCAATCGACCTTTCTCTATAAGCTGAGTAAGCTGCTTTGGTAAATCCTTCTTTACCTTCTTTAATGTGTTTTTTAAATCTTTCATAGTTTGCATTATAACCTCCGAGATTATTCATGTCTATTGCATTATCAATAAAGTGTTCTAAGACATTATCTAACATAGTAATTAAATCTTTAATAAAGTTTTTATCTTCAGACCAATCATCAAAATGTTCTAAGTTAACACTAGATAAACAACAGACAGCAGTTCTTTCTTCGTTAGTTGGTAAAGTAATCTCAGAACATAAATTACTTTGTTTAATTTCTAGTCCTAAATTTTTTTGTCCTTGAGGTAAAGCATCATTACAGTTATCAAGATTAACTATATAAGGCTCACCAGTTTCTGCTCTAGCATCTAGTATCTTAGACCATAACTCACGTGCTTTTATAATCTTAACTGCTTCTTTAGTCTTGGGGTCTATTAGTCGCCAATCATCATCTGTTTCTACAGCTCTTAAAAAAGCATTGTTGATATTAACTCCATTGTGTAAATTCAAACATTTTCTATTTACATCACCACCGGATTCTTTTCTCATAACCATAAACTCTTCAATCTCTGGATGGCTAATGTCAGTATAAGCAGCATAGCTACCACGTCTAGTTACTCCTTGATTGAATGCTAACATTTCTGAATCAACAACTTTCATAAAAGGTATTGAGCCAGTAGACTTACTACCATTACTTGTAGAAGTTCCGTCACTTCTAACATCACCCCAGTAACCTCCTATACCTCCACCAGAACTAGCAAGTCTGGCATTTTCTTTGAAGTGGTCTGTTAATTCATCTATTGAATCACCTACATAATTTAAAAAACAACTAATAGGTAATCCTCTTGTCGTTCCTCCATTAGATAAAATAGGAGTAGAAAACATAAACCAAAGGTCAGAGGCATAATTATAAATACGCTGTGCCATAGCATAATCTGTTTCTTCTTGAAAGGTACTAGCATAAACAGCAGCTCTAGCAAAAGCTTCTTGAGGAGAGCTTTCTTCTTGCCATAAATATCTATCTCTTAATGTGTCTATACTAAACTTATCTAACTTTTTATCTTTATCATAATTAATTATTATTCCTAAGTAAGGAACTTCGCCTTTCTTATCACTCATCTTTTGCCTCTAAAAGTTTTAACAATCTTTTTTCATACCACTCTGCTTTCTTTAAATCTTGTATGCCATTTTTGTATCTAAATCGCCATCTATATTTTTGTGAGTTACCTCTTAAGTAACCTATAAATTCTTCTTTAGATAACATTGCTTCAATAGCATCAATACATTCTATGCTTCCTTGATTGTAATGTTCTGGATTATTAACAAGGTCGCCTATTGTTTTATATTTCATTACTTATCCAATCCTCCTCGGGTAATTTAGTTTCGCTAAACCAACGAAATCCATTTTTCTCTGCCCACTCAGCGTGAGTTCTTTTAGTTTTATCTCTTCTTACTTTAGCTCCGGGCATAGGAGCATAAGGTTTCTGAAAGAAAAAGACTAGTTCAATATTATCTGGTAAAGCTTTTTTAATATGCACGTACTTGCTGTACTCTGCAAAATCCCAAAACCTACCTTTTGCTTCAATTAAAATAATCTTACCATCATCAAACTTACGAACAAAATCAGGTTCGTATTTATGTTCAATAACATAATCTATTGTTTCCCAATGATGTCGCCAATCGGCAAATAGTCTTTGATGTAATTCATATTCCCAGTGACTATCATAACCTCTAGGAACTCCTAATTCTTTTTTAGGTCTAGGTTTTCTTGGTTTTCTTTTTGGCATGGGCTATCACTGTTGAGTCATAATTTTTAACTAACTTCCAATACTCTAAAATATTGTTAAACATAGCCAAGTGTTTTGAATGAGATTCTTTATCCCAAACATGACATAAAATAATATCTGTATTTTTTCTATCAACAAAAATAGATATTCGTTCTACATCATCAAAGTTACAACCTTGAGCATAAGCTGATAGTTGCATACCATGTTCATCATAAACTAATCTTGCAGGGTCTTTGCCTTCTAAGTTATCTTTAGTTTTAAAGTCTATAAAGATTCCAGAGTTAGAGTATAAGTCTATCTTACCACCATAACCAGAGTCAGCACAAAAAGAATCTTCTGCAATCCATTCTTCATTCGGATAATTTTCATCTAACCATGATTTAATAATATTGTAAGGTTTAGTTTTTCTTTTTCCTAAAAATCCTCTTTCAATCATGGCATGAATCTTTGTACCTTCACTAGCAGCTTTTAAACTAATTTGTTTAGAATCCTGTTTACAACGATAAGTAAAAGATTCAAGTGATTCATCTTCATATCTTTCTAAAGATAATGCTGATTTTAAAGCTTGGTCTATCTTCCAATTCTCTAAAGATGGCTTGGCTATCATGCCAATAATAGTAGTAACAGACGGTACAAGACCTAAAGATTTAGCATCTCTAAGTGTTGTATTTCTTTCTTTGCCATTAGCACCAATGATAGTATACATTGGTTCACCATCTTGGTCGTACCAGTGTCCTGATTCAGATGTGAACTTATTATAATTATCTTTTACTAGATTGTCAAGTTTATCGTTATTCTTGTTTGTCATTGTCTAGCTCTTCAAAAGTTTTAAATACATCAGAAGTAAATAATTTTTGTATATTAACAAGATACATTCTACTTGCATTGTGGTCGCCACCACTTACTGACTTTAAATAATCTAATTTTTTTACTAGCTTTTTAAGTTTAGGTACATCGAATACTAACGTGCAAAATATTTCATCACCAATACAAAGATTATGAAACCAAAAGTCTGCCTCAGTTGCTTCAATACCCGAAGGTTTACCATAAGATTGATATTCTATACAGATATTACCAGTCTCCATCCATTTACCTCGTTCAGATTTAACTTCAATCTTTTTATTAGTTAGCATATCTGCTATCTTATCTTCACGAATAGAACCAAACTGCAAATCTATATCAAACTTTTTTCTGTCTTTTTTAATGGGTTTCATTAGAATCTCCTCTATGATTTACAAATTTTATATTTTGTGTATCTGGATTATATCCTAATATCTTTACTCCTAATTTTTTTTGTTTAGATGTTCTTTGTTTAGTAGCATAATTTCCTACTAAAGTTTTAACATCTATTAAACTAACATTATTTTTTTTATCTATTGCTACAATATCTACTGGTCCATCACAACCACAATTTCTAAAAACTTCATAACCTTTTTCTAACAAAAAAGTAACTGCTTTTAATTCTGCAATATCTCCTTTTCTACTATGTGATTTAATGGGTTTCATACCAACTTTCTCCGACTTTAAATTCACCGTCTAGAGGACATCTTAAATTAAAATGGTCTCCCGCTTTCTGTATTGCTTCTACTGCCATCATTCCTGCACACTCTGATTGTTTTTCTATAACTTCAATCTGCCATTCATCGTGTATGTTTGCTACAAATTTATAATTAATAGCATTTAATTTGTATTTAATATCTAAATAAGTCAATGCTTTTT